GTGTTAACACATTCGGATGATGACATAAAAGAAAATCCTGAACGTCTTATCTTTAAATAAATCATACCGAAGCTTCTTTTGTCAGCCTTACAAGCTTCCCAATATAAATACAATATTCTATTTGCTTCCCTAAATTCGGGATACCCAATATCTATGCTCGTCCATTGAAGGTACATATAATGTGCACCTGTAATATAGGTAGGAGTTCCGTTAGACATAAACCATAAACCTTGCTCTCTTCTATCGAACTCTGTTTCTACATAGTCTACCCATCTGTCTTTAAATTCAGAAGACATTTCATTCCATTGAAATATAGAGTTTATTTTATTTAATACGTCAGGTATTTCGTTACGCTCCCAATACTGTTCGGACTTTATTTTACTCCTAGAGGTTATTGTCTTAGGTGGTTTAGGTAGTGCAATACGAAGTCCCGATATCTCAATAACATTTTCAATCTGTCCTGTTTTAGATATAACAATAAAGCCATACTTCTCATTATAGCCATATAGCCACGTTCTCGCCCTGTTCTTTGACGTTAAAACATTTTTCGGTACAATGCCCTCAATATTAATGTATAAGCTATTTAGACCTTCGCTCTGCAAATCCTTGTTTAGTTTGTGTTTTACTTACTCCGTTTTCTAAAGAATCAATAGCTTCTTGCTCTGACTCTATTCTGCTTAATATTTCAAATGCATCCATAATACAAAGCTTCTTTGTCGCTGCTGCATTTTTTAATCTATCTGCCGACAAGTCATCCTCGGGGTCGTGCTTAATAATCGCTTCCTTCGCTACCTGTATCAGTTGCTCTACCGCCCTGTGACCTGCTTCTATTATTCTTAATTTTATTTCTTTTGATTTCATTTCTAATACGCTTTGTTTTTTTTAATGGAATATCTTCATTCCATTCGTCTTCCCAATAAATATACTTACTCATTTTTATAAAACATTACATAAACTATTCTACCCTCTTCCCAACTAATGTTTGGATATTTACTATGAAAATAATTAGCAGGGTAAGAGATAAGTCTATTTGGTTTATATCCCACAACACTTTTTAACTCCCACATATCTAGGTTGTTAGAATCATTTTTCAACATTTCATCAAACCCAAAGTTTGATATTTCAGTTGGCATTGATTCACCCATTTTTTTATGTGACCAAAATGCAGTACCGTGTAAGTCTTTTGATTTAGATTCTGATAAATACAAAACTACTGCTCTATCGGGTTTTTCATTTTTTATAATAGTATCTGCGTGTATCCTCCAATCAGTATCAACCTTGTCAGTCGATACTCTAAAAAATTGTAACAAAGGTTTTACAGGCTTTCTCTCTATAAACTCTAACTCAAATGAAACTAGTTCATTAAATGATTCACTACTTGGTTGAACCCAAAAAGATTTCTCTCCTGTATCCACCTCATTAAATTTATTACTATTCAAGTGATTCATTAATTGAATATAAGAAGACTCACTAAGAAAATTATCTTTTATGTATATCATAGTTTCATAGTAATCTGATGGTCATACATTCTATAAAGCCTTTCCCCGTCAATATTAAACTCATATTCACTATCAGGTTTAAACGAAACCTTATCTCCTTTATTTACACCTTTACTAATTAAGTAATCGTTTGGGTACTTAACTATTCCAACCAAAGGTTCTTCCTTAACGTTTTTATAAAGATACGATTCTTCAGTTTTTGTAGGTTTAATGAAACAATACCTGTCTACTGCATTCCATTGTGTACCATTGTGATACGCAAAGAATTGCTCAGGTTCAACAAAGAACAAGTCATCTTTAAAGTAGCTACGTCCACTTTGCTGATTACCTTTCATATCATTATAGTACTTGAAAACATTATGGTGTACCAACAAAAAATCTCCCACCTTTATTGGACCTTTATATCCAAGGGGGAGTTCTATTACTTCTGCTTTTCGATTTGAAAATCTAAAATCTTCCTGAGACGTACTTACAATAAAGTCTATCCCACCAATATTTTTTGTGTTATTATACCTTTTACCTTCTACAGGTTTGGTAATAAATGCAAATGGTGATTTCATAATTTAATTTATGAGCCACAACCAATACAATCTATATGTGAATCAGTTGGCTTGACTCCATTTAATTTCATTTTAATATTGTGAATCTCATCAGCAATACTCATCTGTTCCATCCAATCAGATGTGTCTTCTTTTTGGGTTTTAAGAGTTGCTATTTTTTCTACAAGTTCTTTTCTTTCCTGCTCTGACATTATAAAAAATTTATATTATACTCTATAGAGATTGGCATAGTACCCGTGAATTCTTTCCATAATACTATTTCTCCATTGCTCTCTATGTATATTAATATTGAACCACGAACCTCATTAAGTTTAATTAAATGAATAATATAATTGCCATTCAGAACAGACTGCCCTACAATATAATGCATTGCACCTGACTTGTAATCAGGTCCTACTGAAATCTTTCTAATGTCCATAGTTATTTTTTAGGATATATCCTTAACTCAAAGTTGCCATCATTAACATCTGCAGATGAAGGATTAAAATTAAAATCTAGAATATCTAGAGTAATTGTTTGATTGCCATCTTGTGATTTGTAGAAGACTTGTTGTCTTGAAGATTTATCTCCTGCAGTTCCATTACATAAAACTAAAGTATCATTTGACAAAACTCCTGAGTATGTAATAATTATATTCTCCCCTGATAAGCCTGTTATTCTCTGCCAAGTAAATGTACCACCTGTAGTATTTTCTAATTCGTTTACGCTAACTGAAGTACCAATAGTATTGAACCTTGCAACATAAGTTGTATAAGGCAATGAAGCACCGCCACCTGCAAAGTTAATTACATTAGGACTACCTGTATTCATTGTAACTCCTGAACCTGTAAATTCAAATGTTCCTATAGCAATAGAACTACCTACCTTAATACTGTTTACAATTGAAGGAAGACTTTGGTTTAGTTGGACTGTCTTAACACCATCAGCATCAGTTGATGTGGTTTTAGTTATACCTCCTCCCGGAAATACTTTGTCTGCCCAATAACCTGCTTGAGTATCTGATGCATCAATTTTAAACTTGACATCTTCATCAGTTCCTGAATCATCTATAAATATAGTGTTACCTACTTCAGTAACAATGATTCCACCTTTACCTGAAAAGGTTACATTAGGTCCCGTTACAGTAGTATTGATACTTGTAATTCCACTACCACCTCCACCTGAGTATTGAGGTATATTTAAAACATCTCCAACTAAGGTTGCTGCTCCTGAAGTTCCGTTTGTTGTTAGTGTAAAATCTCCAACACCTGTTGTATCTAGGAATATTGTGTTACCAACTTCGGTAACAACCAAACCTCCTTTACCTTCAAGAGTTACGTTGGGTCCTGTAGCAGTTGTGTTAATGCTAGTAAGTCCACTACCACCACCTGAACCGGTAATAATAATATCCTCACCGGAAGTACTAATACTAATACCTCCGGCTCCGACTAAGTTTAACACACCTGTTAATGTATTTAATGACTGAACCGAAGAACCTCCTCCGGGGACTAACGCAATAATGTCTCCAATTTTATAGTTCATAGTCAACGAAGAATTATCTACGTTGGTTCCTATGACCTTATCGTCTAATGTTGGTAATGCATCTATTGCATAAGTCTTTATTCTTGCCATTATTCTACTTTTTCTAGCCTGTCTAGTGCTTTTACCTCTCCTGTTTTTACATCAATTTGTGAATCAGAACCATACTTTTCAGAAAGTGCTAGTTCTACTTTTGCATACTCTACTTTTAAATCATCAATCTTTCCTACGATTGAAGTCTGTTGTAGTACTGCATCACCTAATTGCATTTTCAATTGGTTAAATGCGTTCAACATTGATTGAACCTGTGTCAATTCCTGCTTAGTTAATTTTTTTGTTTTTGCCATTTGATTTTTATTAAATTAATTATTAGTTACAAAGATATAAAATTTCTATCAACCAAACTCGCAAGGTTGTAATTGGATACAAGTTGTACTTCCATCTTCAAAAGTAATTTGTAAGTACATAAACTTTCCTTCAGTAAAGAAATCTTGATTTTTTATGGTTGTTGATTTTCCATTTAGAGTAATAGAGCCACCACCATCGGTTCCTGCAGGTCCTTGTGGTCCTTGTGGTCCTTGAGGTCCTGTACTACCCGTACTACCTTTAGCACCTGTTGCACCCTGAGGACCTTGAGGTCCTGTATTACCTGTAGTACCCTTTGCTCCTGCAGGTCCTTGTGGTCCTACCCCTCCTGTTGCTCCTGCAGGTCCTTGTGGTCCTGTTGCTCCTGTATCTCCTTTTGCTCCGTTTGTTCCGTTTGTTCCTGCAGCACCTGTGTCACCCTTAGCACCTGCAGGACCCTGTGGACCAACGCCACCTGTATTTCCTGTAGTACCTTTAGGACCCTGAGGTCCTTCGGGACCCACTCCACCTGTATCTCCTTTAGGTCCTTGCGGACCTGTTCCACCTGCGGCACCCGTATCTCCTTTGGGACCTTGTATACCTTGAGCACCATCTTTACCTGCGGCTCCTGTATCACCTTTAGCACCCTGAGGTCCTGTGCCACCTGCTGCTCCGGTGTCTCCTTTAACACCCTGAATACCTTGGCTCCCTGTATCTCCTTTTGCTCCTGCAGGACCCTGAGGTCCTGTGGCACCATCTTTTCCTGCGGCACCTGTAAGTCCAATGGGACCCTGAGCACCCGTATTACCTTTAGCACCTGCTGCACCCGTGTCGCCCTTAGGTCCTTGCGGACCTGTTAGTCCTATCGGACCTTGAGCACCCGTGTCTCCTTTTCCACCTTGAGGACCTGTTAATCCAATAGGTCCCTGAGCACCTGTATCACCCTTAGGTCCCTGAGCACCGTCCTTTCCATTTGTACCTGCTGCTCCCGTCAATCCAATAGGACCTTGTGAGCCTGTATCTCCTTTTGGACCCTCATCGCCTTGGTCACCCTTGGCTCCTTGTATTCCTTGTATTCCTTGAGCACCGTTCTTACCATCTGCTCCTGCCGCACCTGTGTCACCCTTGGGTCCCTGTATGCCTTGTGCACCTGTGTCTCCTTTGGCTCCTTGTGGTCCTGTAAGACCGATAGGTCCTTGTGCACCTGTGTCACCTTTCGGACCTTGGGCACCATCCTTACCATCAGCACCTGCAGGTCCTGTCAATCCAATAGGACCTCTAGACCCTGTATCGCCTTTGGCTCCTGTAAGACCGATAGGTCCCTGAGCACCTGTATCGCCTTTGGCTCCTGTATCACCTTTACCGCCTTGTGGTCCCGTAAGACCGATAGGTCCCTGAGCACCCGTGTCTCCTTTTACACCTTGGTCTCCTTGGTCTCCTTTGGCTCCGTCTTTTCCGTTTGCTCCCGGAAGTCCTTGGATACCTTGAATACCCTGACCTCCTGTATCTCCCTTAGGACCTTGAATACCCTGACCTCCTGTGTCTCCTTTAGCACCTTGGCTTCCTGTGTCTCCCTTAACGCCTTGGTCTCCTTGGTCTCCCTTAGCACCCTGAGGTCCCGTAAGTCCAATAGGACCTTGTGCACCTGTGTCACCTTTCGGACCTTGAGGACCTTGAGGTCCTGTATTGGTTGGCAAGGTTACTGTGTTTCCCTCACTTATAGTAAGTTCCTCACCTATTACAGATAACTGTTGCTTTACAG